TTATTACACAATCACTACTGGGAACAACGCCTGTAGTGAACTTTGAGACGGTATATGGCGGTGGCGTATACGACACCGCATCCACCTTGATACACACCCATACCGCCTTACCGTCCGAGATGTAGTCAAGTCTCTTGTACTCCTTATCCGCCACCCATTCCGAGCCAGCAGGTGTAAGCAGCACCTTAATCCTTTTCTCCTGTTTTTCTGCCATAATTATTTTAAATTTTTAGATGTTGTTGTATGCTATTTCCTTACTTATGTATTCAAGTCAGCATTCAAGTCAGTGCCGTTTCCAGGAAACGTGTATACGCCACCGCCATATACCGTCTCAAAGTTCACTACAGGCGTTGTTCCCAGTAGTGATTGTGTAATAAACATTCTAACCAACAGTTTCGGAACCTTCGTACCTCCTGGTAGTCTATACTTAGTGTTATCCACTGTTTTGGTGTCCCAAGGCAGATACGCGCCCTTGGCTATATTAAGGAAGTTGTCGCCAACAACCTGTATCTGATTGCTTGTGAAGTAACAACCGTCAGCCTTCTTCGCCTGTGGCTTGGTCAGATTGTATACGCTGTCAGCAGCAATCTCTCCATTAATGGAAGGCGCGCGATATTGGTACAACTCTATGCCCTCACTAACACCAAGGTTGTCTCTTACGTATCTGTCAGCCACGGCAAAAACTCCAAATACCTTGTTGTTATTGGCATCGCTTATCCAGTTGTAGCCATCCTTCTTGCTGTAATAAGGAGTTGTAAGTCCAGCGGCAACAAGGTCTATATACATAGCTCTTGTCAACGATGCCTTTGAGAGGTTGAGCGATGCCACGCCCTTCGAACCAAAGTCGTACAGCAGGTTGCCGTGGTTGTCGTAATAACCAAGTGTAGCATATCCATTATCGTCAAGACCGAAGCGGATATTAGCCACACCAGCTGCGCCGAAGATTTGCACCATGCCATCCTCTATTCTTACCTCTATTCCGTTCTTACCTTTGGTTTGTAGGCGCTGCGCCCTAACAAGTTGAGCGTTGATACCACTCTCGTCGAACACCGCCACATTTATGCCTTTAGTTGTTCGGAACATCGTTTTGTCGGCTGTCAACATAATCTGTCGGCTCGTAATGTCAATGCCCGCGTCAAGCAGACTGCCAGCAATCGACTGGTCTTCAACGTAGCCAGTCTTCTCGGCACGATACTCAGTTACTGTAGCGCCATATTCCAATTTTGGTTGCGAGAGATACAGCTTGCTACTTTTCATGGCGCGGAACAATACGTATATAGGCAACTTGTCGCCTACAACTCGCCAAAACACAAAATATCGTTGCCATGATGATGTTAAGACAATCGCTGCATTACCGTCCGCACTTTGATTGCCCGATGCAAATCCACTTGCCTCAGTAGCAATAAGAGGTGTACCGTCGTTGTATAAGAAGGTAGTTACCTTGCCAGTGCCCTTAGCAACAAACGACAACATATACATCTGTCCCTGTTTAATCAGGTTCATTCCCTTCAAGTTCCACCGTATTGTGTTTACTTCGGCAGATGTCGCGTCGGTATACAATGTAGCATAGCTATCATACTTGTTCGCATCACCTTCTTGCAACAAGGATGTATGCGTACTGTCTACAACAAGAGGGTCAGAGTTGTATATAGATAAGGTGTCTGGCTTAACAAGGGTATTGGTGTTGATTAACAAGTTTCCGCCTATGTACCCTCTGTCTTGTTCCGAGAGTGTGTATCCCGCATATTCCTCGCCTTCGGCTATCTGCGGACAGGCTATATAGGCTGTCTTTGTGCCGTAATAGAGGAAAACGCAATCTATGTACGCTGTGTTAGCGTCAAGGGTCAATGTCTCGGCAGCAAGCATCCACTCGTTAGCTACCATGTTCTTAGCCACCGATAACGGTATAAAAAGGTTCTTGTTTAATTCGGCCATACTGCCGTCGCGTTGTAAGATGTACGCATAAAAGTCTCCATCGCTTACCGCTCCACTACATTTGAGCATTGCGCTAACAACATACTTGCGAGCCTCCTTCACCTTAACACGTATAAAATCTACGCCACGGTTGCTGCCACTCTTACCCTCTATCACAACCGAGTTGTGACCATTGTAGTTGTTAAGCACCGAGATATAGGGCGTATACGCATCGTTGCCTGTCCAGTAATCGGTTTTCTTCTCGAATGCGCTGCCCGTAAGCAGATTGTGTCTACCCACAACAGTCTCGCTAACCTTCAGCGAAATCTCCCGTGCGCTCTGCTTGATGCTCGAAGTATACTGCGTCAGTTCGCCCTGCGTCTTCAGCGGCAGGGCATTATACTTGTTGCTCACCTCATTGTACTTCGACTCCAGCCCCTTCTGCGAGGTCACCAGACCACCCCACACAGCGCTCACGCTCACGCTGATAGGCAGGTCCACATAGCACGTTTTGCCGTTATACACGCACTTCACCGTCACGCTTGCCGAAGTTCTGCTGATAGCCCTGCCGTCAATAGTGTCATGAGCTACACTCTTCACCGTCACAGTGCTGCCCGATATTGTAGCCGTGCAACCCACAGTCGAAGTGATAGAGTAAGTTCCCGTCACCTTACTGTTGCCCTCAAGCATCGTGATTGTGGCGGTATTCCCACTCGTCGTATCAGCCGTAGCATTGCCGTTGCTATCAGTCTTAGCCGAAAAAGTCAGAGCAGCAGGCGAGAACGAAGCCGACACTGCATCCTTGCCAGCTGTGCCAGTCGGTCCTTGAGGGCCACGGTCACCTTGCTCACCCTTATCACCTTTTTCTCCTTTAAGTGTATGACCATCGGGGGTAGGGCGAGAGCTGGAAGGCATGGCAGACTGAGAGTATTTCCCCGACTGCCAAGTGTAGCCGTCTTTATATATTTTCCACGCTGCGTTATATGTAGAGAACACACGATACTTACCACCGCCTCGAAGATATAATATAGGTATGCTGCCATAACCTAACTGTTTGTAGCTTACAGGCGAGACAGAGCAAAAATTGAAGGTATCAGAATAGATGATTGTCTCTGCATGTGTAGTGCCCCAACCTGAAGCTTGTGTGTCAATATGGAAATCTACAGAAAAGCCTGCCGAATGAGTAGACCATGAAGGCTTGGTGCCACTATTGAGATTCACCACCACCTTAATACCAGCAAAGCCAGTTTGCGGCAACCTCCCTCCCACAACCGGATACCATGTATTCTGGTCGTATGTTGCAGCCGACAAGTCTACCCACACATCCTGCTGCCAGTAGTCTTTGCCATCCTTGCCAGGCTTGCCGTCAGCACCATCTCTTATCGCCGCTATCGTTATCTGACCCCTCGCCAATAATGTTGCCATACACTTTCATCTTTTAGTTTACAGAAAAAATAAGGGTGAGGTGCCCTTATTTAGACACCTCACAAGTAAATGTACCTCTGCCGCTTACGTCAGCGTTAGCCACGGTGACGTAAGGCTTGGTCGAAGTATTTACTGGACTTGACGTACCGTTCCAGTTGGTAGCAACACCGCTGGCATTGTACTTCGTCCACTTGTACGTGAAGTTTGAAGCATGGTCGCTGTCAGCCTTCACCGTAGCACCATCCTCTACCACCTTGCCGTCTTTCCACACACGGGCGAAAAGCTCGGTAGACTGGGCACCGTTCACAATCTTGTCGCCCGTCAGCGAGTACACCTCCACAACGTATGGGTCGCTCGCATCGAAGAACGTGACGATAGCTCTGGCGGTATCAGCACCGTCTTTGACAGTACAGCGGAAGGTCTGGAAGTTAAGCACGTCATTGGCACTCACGTTCAGAGTGCTCACGCCACCCGAAGTGCTCACGCTGCCCGAAGCCACGGCGCTCCATGTGCCGGCACTGATATTCAGCACCTCCCAAGTCATAGAAGTCAGAGAAGTGTCCTGCACGTTGCCCCGGAAGAACTTTGCCACGGCACGCAGCGTCTTTGTGCTGTTGGTCGAGTCGAACGTGTTGCCGTCGGGAGTCTCAATCTGCACAGCCTGGAGCGCACCGCCACTCTTCGCCAGCGAAATCGTCTTGTAGCCGATACACGTTGTCGTAGCCTTAGTCTCTGGGTCAGTGTATTTGCACGACCATTCGATGTTCTTCACGCTGCCGTTCTTGGCGATGTTGCCGGTGAGGCTAAGCTGATACGACTTGCCGCTCACTGGGGTAGCAGCCGCACCATCCACCTTCCACGACCATCCCGTACAAGCCGAGGTCGGAGCCTGGTCTGTAGCATTGCCAGTCACGTAGACACGGGCTGTGATAACGTTAGGCGTACTTGCCGAATAGTTCGGAGTGTCCACACCCGTGTCGGGAGTATAAATCTGAGTCTCGCCCTTAGAGCACTGAGTGAAACACTGCACGGCCTTGCCGTCATTTAGGTCAACGATAGTAATCTGACCATTAGCCAATACTTTTGCCATAATCTTATTTTTGAATTAAAGTTATATTATTTACTATTAATACTCTTCGTGTCTGATATGTACACACGACACCCGAATTGCGCCTGTCTGTCCACATCATCACGTGTGATAAGACACGAGCGCCCCACGCTCTCATG